TTCAACCTCATTTATTGTTTTAACATAATCTCCTTCAACATTGACTGTCTTTGGTTCTGCTCTAATTTGATCCACCCAAACATCAGATGATGGGAAAAGATCTATTGTACCATTAAAGTTTGAAGAGGAATATGCAGAAACGTTTGCAACTTGGCTTGAATATACTTGGTCAATTTCTAAAACTTCTTCATAATCCAAAAGAACTAATTGACCAACTCTCTTTACATTAGATCCAACTAAATCTGTCGCAAATTTTGCGTCAGTTGTCTGACTTGGAGAAACTCCTATTCCAGAAAGAGAATTTGAACCCAATAAAAGATCGACTTGAGTTGAATAGTGCGCAGGTCTTAATTCTGAATTTGAAATATCAATTGAATTTCTTGATCCTAATAATTTCTTTTGAGTTTTTGTTGTGGAAAAATCGTCAACAAAAAATCCAGATTTAAATCTATTTAAACCATCAGAATCTATTATTTGCAAGTTTGAAGTATTTGACTCCAGTATTGAAAGTGAAGTATAATACTCCAAATTTTTAATTCTATCTTCAAGTTTTTTGATATCAGCCATCTGATATCTCTTATAATCTCTCAAAGTAATTTTTGCATCTTTGAGGTCGCACAAATATGCTGGAAGATCTATTTGGGCAATTTCGATAGAACCTAAAATTGGTTGTGGTAATTGTGGATTTTCCGCTGGTTCTCCACTTGCAAGTTGGAAAGTGCCATCTTTTGATAAGTAAATTTTATCTATTCTGGGCAAGTAAAAAGAATAGTTTAATAATGAAGACTCATCGGATGCTAAGATGTACTCGGATGAATTATTATTTTCATCTATAGATCTACCTAAAAACTCAAATGGCGATCTTTTATTTTCGGATACCGTATAGTTAGAAACTCTAGGTCTAACGTCTATAACATCACTATTTCTAACTCCATTTATTTTTGGTATATTGCAATAATCAAACTGATCATATGAATTTGTAGTTACAATATCTCCAGAAACTGAAACTGATGAAGACTCAAATATTACTTTTAACTTTCTCTTTGGTTCTTTTTTTGAAACTTTTCTTACTATTTTTGAATAGTCATATATTGTATTTTTTTGTTGATTGTTAAATGTATAATTGTTTGTTACATCATTATTCTCAGAATCTATTGAAGAAACCGCAGCATTTACTCCAGAAGTTTTAAACTTCAATATTTCTCCGGGGATAATTGAATTTGATGACAATTTAGTGTAGAAAATCTCTAAGTTTGAATTTCTTTCAACAAAAACTCCGGTAGCATTACTCTCTGCACCAATAAATTCTTCTCCAAGTATTAAATCTTGAGTATTTCCTGATGGACCATTCAAAGATGAAAAAACAATTTTTGGAATCTCTGGATCATTGACATCGCTAGATTCATAAATTCCCAAAATTCTTACCACATCAGATTCATTTAAAGAAATTTCTTCATCCTGCACTCTTGTACCATATGGATAGTTTCCATATTCCAATCCGTCATTTAAAGTTGTTGATCCAATTCCGGAAGATTCATATTTTGATTTACTTATGATTATAGAATTTATGTTATTTTTTGATTTAATTTTTGAAGTTACATTTACTTTTCTGAGAGTTGCAATTAATTTTGCATTTCCATTATTGCTTAATCCACTAATTGTCAATTGTGAAGATCCCGAAGAAAATGTAATCTTATCTTGCGTAAGTTCTTCAGTAGAACCATTTTCATTTACTAAGCAATATCTTTCTTCATCAAATGGCAAGAAAGTTTCATTTGGATCTGCACTTACGCTGAAAGATCCTCCGGAAACAGAAACAGTAAATTGTTTTCTTATTGTTAAATCGGAACCCGTAAAATCAACGGATTTAACGTTGGGTTTTGGTAAATTAGTATATAATGTATTATCCTCAGAACTTTGGAATTTGGATCCTAAAACTCTAAAATCCGATGGAGTTATACTTGTGGTTGGAAGAGTTCCATCACAAACTCCTGCAACAGAAGTAACTGCTTGTATTGTTAAACTTGACGCACTTACTGTAAGTACTTTGGAAAATGTTGGTAGACTATTCCCTGGATTTGTATATGCTACAACAGAATTTGGTTTTACCGAATTTGTAAATACTACATCGGCAGAAGTTACTGTGCTAACTCCAGATGTTCCTTCACTTATAGAAACAAATCCAAAATCAGACGATATTGATTGCTTTACGTCTGCAGTAAAGGTATAAGCGGAACCAACAATCCCATAAAGAGATTTTACATCACTGGATCCATAGGAATTTACCGCAGTAGAAATTCTACTATTTCTTATTCCATCAATAGTAAAACTTTCCCCAATAGAGAATTTTCCGCTAATGCTGTATGCAGTTATAATTCCAGAATTATTGACATCATTTCTAATGTAACCAATAGCTCCACTGGAATTTCCTTTTATTTGTGTGGGAACAGTTAAAGTAATTGGTTCGTTTAAAGTGATTTCTGTGTATGTTTGAATATCATAAAGAGATAAATCCCATTGGTTAGATTCTGGGTTTGTTGCGTCGTAAGATCCAGATTCTAGAGCAAAATCATAAACTCTTGCAATTCCAATTTCCTTTCCACCGGGTAAATTTTTATCAGATCCTACCCTATCCAAATGTAAACTTACAAAATAATCAGAAAAACCAATTTTTGGTGATCCATATACATTGTTGAGAGTATATGTTGGTCCAGTGAAATAATTTACACTTTGATCTTGTAAATTTTTTGCAGTTCTTGGTTTTTTAAAATCAATGTATGTTGATCCTATTGTTTTTATTTCATATCCCATCACATAAGCTTTTGTTGGGGATATTACATAAGTTCCTAAACTTTCACTTGGAGTATTTCCGTTATAAGTTTTTTTATCACTCGTAAAGATTCCATTATTACCTTTTAAATCATTTAAAGTTTCTCTTATCGATAAATTTGGAGATTTTACGTAATAATTTCCAGATTCATCAAAAGTTCTTCTTGCAAATTCATTTGCAAGTTCATTATATCGAGGTAAATTTCTTGAAGATATTTCTTCACCATCTCTTATTTCACTTAAAGTGACAAAATCATTTGTTTCTACATCATTTAATTCTTTTTTATCTAAGTACGCAAATATTTGGAATCTATCTGCACCTGGTGCAGTATAATTTGAGAATCCATTTGCATTATCGTTCAAAGAAGAATCTTCATCAGAATTTATAATTCTTTCTTGGATTCTTAAACCTACTTTATAATTACTTATGTTGCTATATGGATCCAAAAGTATTGTAGATTCGCCAACATTTATAAAATATCCTCTAATAAAGAAAACACCAGATTCTATTTTTGCCGAAGATGCACGCCCAGTAGAATTTTCATTCCTTGTAAGGCAAAATCCTTCACCTGCAGATAAAAATCTTTGTATTCCATCTACAATAATTGCACCTTCTTCATCATCATCTAGATTTGGTTGATCGCTTTCTACTTCTAAAATTTCCCCATCTATAAATCTTTCACTTTTATTTGCATCTGTTCCTGGACTTAAATATTTTACATATATTGTAGCATTTCCAATAAAAGAATTCTGTTTTGAGAGAGAAAAAATTATCTCAGCTCTTACTCCACTTGTTCTTCCTACTATTACTGCTCCATTTAAAAAGTTCAAATATATTTGAACATCTACTCCAAAATAATCATTTTCAACAATTACATATTCAAGTCTATTATTATAAGATAATTCACCACCAAGAACTTTTGATCCATCAGTAAAAATATGAGTCCCAAATCTTTCAATTTGGGACTGTAAGATTGACTGTAATGTAGTCAATTCCCTAGCTTGAACAGGATAACCTGGTTTAAACAATACTCTATGAAAATCCTTATCAGAAGGATCATAATCGTCAAAATATGGATATACGTTTAAGTTAGTTTCCTGTGGCATGATTTTTTACTTAAAATTGTAAAATAACCTTGATATCTTCTTTTTGATTGGCTGATCTTGTAATAGAAGGTCTATTATCAATATAGATAATATCCCCGGAATATTTTTCTACTTCAGGATCGGATAAGCCAGAATCAAACTCTTGTCCCAGATTATAGGTAGTCGTATTATTTATGACCGTAGTCAGACCACTAAATCCAGTATCAATACCTAGTGTTTTAGTTCCTCCAATAATTTCTATCGATCCTCCTGCTTCCGGAGTAGATGTAAAAGAATATGCATTATATCCATATTCTGGCGTTTGTGTGCTTTGAATTAATGAAGCAGTATTAAAACCAGCTAATGATCTATCCTGCCAATATTTAAGAACGCCAGTGTTGTTATCATATGAAATAACTCTTCCTACTGCCGTTTTTCCTGTTCCGATAGTTTGAGTTATTTGAGAATTTTGTGTAAATGTTGTATTTTGAAAATCATTAGAACTTAATACACCTTTTAATTTTAATGCTTTTGTTCCACTAATTTTATTGTCTGATAATAAATCTTCGGAACCTGGTTTTCTTGGATTTTTTATTATTCCAATTCTTGCTACTTTATTTCCTGTAATAAAGTTTGGATTCTGATCATCATTTTCAATTCTACTATACAATAAAACGCTGAATGCACCAAGCTCTCTATAAATATCACTTCCATGTCCACCTGGAGGGGGAATGATTACATTGAAAACTGGAGATGTTGAAGAACTGTCTACCAGAAGACCTCCTGAACTTAAATCCAAAGATCCAAATGTATATCCAGATCCTCCAGAAGTGACTTCAACAGATTCTACCGTAAAATCTTCACCCACAACAACGGTAGCTTTCCCCCCAGTTCCGTCCCCAACAATATCAATGTCAGAGTAAGTTTGAGGTATATTTCCAAGACCACTTCCTCTATTTGAAATGGTAATCATTTTTAATTGCCCACTAGTTGCTGCATTTTCTCTTACGGCAGCATATTGTGAATTAGTTTTCCAATCCGATGGAACTGGTATGTAATTGGCAGTTTCAAATTTTACAATGTCATTTGGATTTATTGTATAAAGATACTTCCAAATATATCCATCGCCACTATCACCTGCTGGTCTTGGTTCAAGATCTGTAAAATTTGGTTCATCTAATGATGGTCTACCTTCCGGATTTTCTGGATTGACTCCGTTATTTAAGCAAATATAAACCCTATAATTTGAATTTAATACATAATAATTCGAACTATAAAGAGAAGAATTGTTTGATGTTGTTGGTCGATCTCTACTTATATCATTTTTGTACATGTCATAAGTGGTTCCAGAAACCCATCGTATCTTTCTGACAACCTTCCTAACATCATCTGAGTTTATTCTTGTTAATCCAACAATAGTATCCCATACATCATTATTATAGTTGAAAGAATCTATTGGTGCTGGTGGAGAATTGTCCCAATCTGATTTATAATCCGAAGAGTTTGTCAATCCAATGAAGGAATAATAACAAAAATTTGTAGATCCTACGGAAGATATAAAGGTATCTGAATTTAAAATCCTAAATTGGTCAGTAATAATTGCAGACATTTATTTAAATTTTT